TTGAGTACCAGACGCATCTACCACTTCAGTGCCTGATCCATGCTCCTTAATTCCTGTTCCAAGTGTTCCACGTTTAAGTTGTCCTAAACGATTGTTTGTCTTGGTAAAATATTCTATTCTCTCTTTGTCTACAAATACAACTCCTGGAATAATAGTGCTCACTGTTGATCCATCTAGTCCAATTACAGGCTGTGGATTTGCAAGTTTTGTTGCATCGGCTACTTTGATGTCTGTTGCATCTGTTGCCAATGTCTGTGTCAATTCCGTGGTGTGTGTCTTGGAGATACGTTTGTAGAACGTCCTGTTCATCATGTCCTTGAATACCCTGTAACCAGTGGCTCGCACCGCTTTATCAAGTGCGAAGTACATCACATCTAATCTGTCTGATGTGGTTATTGACTTGCCCACCACTGTGATGGTGTTACCGCTCAAAGTGTAGTCGAAGTTCTGTGTCAACTGCTCTCCGTTCAACCAAACATACATATAGGAAGCATTGAGTGGATCAAACCTCAACTTGAATACTCCACCAGGTCTGCCTTCTAAGACCTCTCGTCTCTGTTTCATGCCCAATGCGTTGTTGAACGTGGTCACTGTCATCACGTCATTGGTGTTTAACGTGTATCCATCTGTGGATATCTGTGACGTGTCCAGCACCAGTCTGTTGCTTGAATCTATCGTGTAATGTTTGTTAACCAAAGTTGATATACAGATCACGTCCGTTGATGACGGCACTGATCCTGAAACAAATTCCACGTTCTGATTACCTGTGTCCACCGTGTAGTGTGTGGTTAATGTCTTCTTTGTTCCGTTGACGTACACCTCTACCTGGTCTGCCGTTGTTATCGTCTTGGCTGGATCCACTGTGGAATCATCACCTAGACCCGATGCCACCCCATAGGTGTATGTGCTTCCGTCACCAACATAGTAGGTGTTGTCTGGGCCGCGCAAAATCTTGCCGTTGACTTCCACCATGGTGAGTCCAGAGAATGGTCCTACCGATCCAGATGGATATGACAATGTGTGCGTGGTAGACCCATCGTAAACGATCTCTTCTGCCCGTATGCTGGCGTAACTCCTTGAAGCAGAGCTTGATGATTTCTGGAATCCGGCCACTTGGATGAATTCACCCGCCGCCGGAGCCGACGTAAATGTTATTGTGATGCTGTTTGAGAAAGAACTTCCTGACGACACAGATGACGCAAATGCCGTTGTCGGCACTCCGTCTATGGTCACGTATATCTCAGACGCAGTAGAGTCAACGTTGAAATCTTCCCTCACGGATGTGGTGAACTCCACAGTAGATCCATCACCGGTGTATGTGTCTAACACTTTGTAATTTTCCCCTGATATCGCAAAGGTTTTTGTAGATATAACGCTGTTCAAGGCAGGAGCTGAAGTGAATGTTATGGTTTTGGCACCAACATCCACAGTGTAATCTTTTACGGTTGATCCGTCCAACATGCTTTTTTTGACCACCCCATCTACAGAAACTGTAACAGATCCCAAGGTGCCTGGGTGTTCGCCTATGGAGTACGTAGTAGTTGTTCCATTGCCCAGATAACTCTTCTCTGTGATGAAAGGCACACCCGACTCTGGTGACGTGTACACCTTGATGTCCACCGTGTCAAATATCTGCCCTGGTACAACCTCTTCCGGTGCATAACTGGTCGTGGCTGAAACAAATTCATCTCCGTCGACATTAATATCACTTGGTGCTGATCCTAGTGCTGAAGCGTAAATTCCGTCCTTGGTGAACAATCCACCTTTTATTAGACTGTCCAAAGTTCTATCATCTGTTGGAGTAAGAACTCCGTCGTCGTCTGCTGGAATTAATTCTATAAGAGCATTTTCGTTCTGTACAGCAATAGAAGTTATGGTCTGTGAACTTCCCGTACCTGTTATAAGATTTGAAAGTTTTCTACGTGTGCTGTCATCTTCAGAAACATACACATGATAGACTGTTCCCGCTTCCAAAGTTACAACGTAACTACTTGTTGTTCCATCTGCGAGTAATGGCACAGTTCTTGATAAACCGTAATTGTCCCAAGGATAGTCGTACCACCTCGAATTGTCCCACCCCTGGCTCTGATTGAATAACAGTCCTGTAACCATCGTGCCACCGTAGTCAACGCCCGACATAACCTGTGACAGTTCATTGCCTGGCATTCCTGCTGTTGGTGTGTAGAATCCTTTTATCCTGTCTGCCGCTGTTAAACCTGCTTCATCGCCGATGTATTTGTACACACTGTTAATATTTTCATCAAAGTCCTTGGTGCTTGTGAATTCGTTAGTTGCTTTATACAATTCATTTTTGTATCTGATCAGACTTGCGTATTTGTATGTTGTATTCGCCGCCCAATCTACAACATTAGACGTGCTAGATATTCTATCAAATTTTATTGTTGTGTTGAAATCTCTTACTAGGTCGTTTCCTAAGTTGACATAGGCTTTAGCAACGTCTGATGGCGTTGAATTGTCTGCAAGGCCACCTGTTATTGTTATAGTTGGTGTCGTCGAGTATCCAAATCCAACCCCTGTAACTGTGATGGCTGTCACCTTCCCACCGGCTATCGTGGCTGTTGCTGTTGCCGTTGTTGAGTCGTCTCCAGTTATAGTCACTGTAGGTACTTTCACATATCCTGATCCACCATGATACACTGTGATACTTTGAACGTGCTTCCTATAATAATCATACCAAAATTGCCATGGATATGTTGTAAGTTTAGCAACATCTGATTGCACGTTGATAGACCTGACCTTGCCAACTGTGGCATCATAGAAAGGCGGATTATCAAAATCTGTTACCACACCGTCGTGTTGTTCAGGTGCACTATATCCTAGTTTGTATTCACGTAATTTAGTATGGAAAGGTTTGACCTCTTTGATGTAACTCTCTATCCAGTCATCAGTGCCTGTGGTGTAGGTTTTTCTCTGGTCGAACTGTCTCACTTTGTTTACAGCAGTTATAAAACTAGTCTTGAACATCCAGTCAACATAGGTCTGTTCTTCCAGCACTTTTCTCAATCCCGTAAAGAACAGTGTGTTGTATTCTTTTTTCAGGTCACCTATGAACAGGTCATCCCTCAATGCAGTCAATATCTTTCTGGTCTCTGTCACAGGTTCTTGATCGAATGTGTTGTCATCGAAATTGTCCTCGCCATCATAGCCTGTTGCGTCTTGGGAATAATCGTACAACTTAGTTGATAACCTTACGGTGCCGTTTTCTGTTCCAACGTTGCTCCATCCTGTTGATGTTTTCATAAACAGTTTCCATCCACCTGTGTCCGCGTTTGTTACTTTGACGTGTTTACCTACTGCCAAATCCAGTGTGTCTAGTTCATATTCGAAACGCACCTGTTTGTCAATCGGGGTGTTTTCATCGTGTACCATTTCATGGACAGCAAGATCAGTGCCGTACCAGTCTGTGTAAGTCCAATAGTTGGATGTGTTGTATGTCTGTATCCTGGTCCTAGACCATTCTGTGCCATCCCATTGGTATATCGCCCAGTAGTTGTTTGCNGTCTCATCAGATTTTACGAGGTAATTCACCGTGCCGGATAGATCGCCTGTGTTCAAATATCCCAACTCGGCGTATGTGTCAACCTGCCCGTCCCATATACCACTGGCACTGGTTGGTTCTGGCTCCTTGTCGTCAAGATTTTTTAGACTTATCTGTCCCACCAGTTGATTCTTTTTGAGAATCGAGTTGGCGTAATCTATTATCTCCTTGAGTGCTGAGAACCTGTCAAGATACCAGCTTTGTCTCGGCCTCACGCTGTTGCCATACTTCTGGTTGAATGGTAGTTCAACGTCGGGCACCATATCACCAGAGGTGTTCTTGCCACATANTGAATCCCACCAACGTGACTCCACTTGATGTCCTGGTCTGTAATCAGGATCCCCTTCGCGCACCAACTTCCAAACAGAGTGTGCGTCACCGTCGAACGCCGTAGTCCTGATGTCAACGTTCAGTATAATGTCACTGTTGCTGAGGTCGTTCACGCCATTTATGATCAACTTGTTGTTGTCGGTTACTGAATAATATTTGATTCCGGAATTCTGTGGGTTCCTGATGGTGTTGGCCACAAATGCCGTCGTATTCTTCCTGTTGACCACTGTGTTTTTTGGTATCGATTCCCTGCCCCGTACCCAGAAGTAATAGACGTTAACAAATGTGTCCAGTCTGGAATCGTATCTCTGTGCGACTGTAAATTTATCTAATGCTGTTCCTGTTACCGTCGCCGACACTCCATCCTGTGTGCCGGTTAGTAAGTTCCATTCAGTGGGTGTGAGTCTGGACTCTGTCCACTCATAGATGTCGATGCTAGATCCCGGAAACGTTTTACCCCAGTTGTTTATCTTGTATTCCTGTGTATCCTGCTCGTACCAAATCCATTTCACCGTGGAAAGATTCCACCATACCTCTCCAATATGATTTGCGGCCCATGGCATCTTAGTGTTAACATCCTCGCCTGTGTTGTACACTGCTGGATCCCATGGAGACTTGATGTTGATCTCCCTGTCCGCTACGCCCAGTATCTTACCTTTGACCGGGTCATAGAGGTTATAATAGTCTCTGATCTGCTTCGTGCTGTTATCAAAATTAAACACCTGTCCCAGTTTGGCTGTGTCTATTAGTGCTTCTTCTGTGGCTATGGCCTTCCACGCGTACTCTCCTTCTACCGTGGCGTCATAGGCGTACACTGCACCATCGTTGGTCAATCCTGTGTTGCCTTCATCCTTTGGTGCGCCAACGAACACGTTGTTGTCCACGATGCAAACACCTCTACCGTAGTCATCATTCTCTGACACGTTGTCTGTTATCAGTCTGTCATCCAACACGAACTTGGTGTTGTATACCGTGGCAGTGTATGCGGCGCCCGATTCAGCGTTGAGATCCACCACGTTGGTGTCCTGTAGGTCAAACGTGGTCTCGCCCGAGTCGAATTTCATTGTCCTAGGATTGGCCGATTTGGCCGCACCTATAATCAGTCTAGTGCCTGTCTGGTTTATTGATAGCTCAGTGCCAAATTTGGCATCTGATATGTCGCCAGGCTCGTTTATCGTTTGATCTAATGTGTAAGTGTTTGTGGAACCATCACGATTCCATTTGTAGATGTATACCACGCCCGCGTCGGCTTGATCCGTGGCGTCGAAACCCGGTGCCCCTATGGCCAGTGTCGTCCCATCCTTGCTCATCGCTATGGAATCACCGAACGAGGTGTTCAAGGTTGAACCGTCCTGGTTCACGCCTGTAAGCGTCTGTACCAGTGTGAATGAATTGATGGTGCTGTCGTCGTTTGCTTGTGACGTCCTCACGAATATCTCCACCTTTCCTGCGTTGCCTGGGGCCAGTGAACTTATCGCTAAAATATCCCCATTGTCATTGGCTTCTAATCTATGACCAAACCTCTGGCCAGATCCACCTGCAGGTGGGTTGATCACAAGGTCTTTCGTCCATGTGTCATANGTGGATTCATCACTGCCAACCCCCCAAGTGTACAAGTACACACGACCGGTGTCATTGTTGTGTCCTGGTGCTGAAACGAAAAGGTATTTCCTGTTGGTGCTCCTAGTAGACGCCTCTGTGGGTTCCGCTATCTTGTGTGCCCAACCAAAATTCTGTGACGCTGACTCTACTGGTGGATTGATAGTGTTCAAGATACCATATTTGAAAGTGTCAGGAGACCAAATGTAGATCTTCGCCAGACCTGCATCTGAGAATCTTGTGCTTCCATCAGAGCCGACTGTGTTGTTATATGGTGCGCCTGCGACCACGAAGTTCTCATCTGAGCTTATAGACAATGACTCACCCAGCCTGCTGGTGTTGTCGTTGTTGTCTGTCATTGTGGCGGTGGCCTGTACCGAGTACTGTGTGCCAGCGTTATGACTGTTCCTAAACAAGAAGTGAAGTTCACCCTGTCCCTTGCCCGGAGCTGATACCACGGCAGTCCTTCCGTCATTACGTGCAACCACCCTGTAGCCAAAGTCCTGATTATTATCGGCATCGTTAGGTGAAAGCAGTCTGAGTTGTGTGTATGGATCTTGTTTCTCGTACACCCTCCACAGTCCCGTGCTGTCCGCATCCGCGAACACTTTGTCTCCCTCAAGTTTTACCTGTCTGTCATCGTCCTTATCTCGGTAAACCGAGTAATCCAACCTGTCGTTGACGTTGTCCATCGAACCCAATCTCACTGAAATGAATTTGTACACATTGCCGTAACTGTCAGCCGTGGAACCGTCCGCCAGTGTTGGTATAAAATTAACATTATCTTCGTAGTCCACTATTACTGTCTTGTGATCTGGCACGCTTGAAACTTGGAACACCCTGTTCAATGTTGTCGATTCGCTGTTTGAAATCGCAAAATAATCGGCCTCCGTGGTGTTGGTGCCAGCGGAAAGTCCATGTGAACCCGTGAACTGTATCAATAGTTTTGTAGCGTTCTCCGATGTGCTGAGCTGATCTATCTTGATGCCGGCACTGGTTAGCCTGAACACTTCCCAGTCATTGTTCTGTTTGTTGGCGACCCATATTAAATCGTTATTAGTGATGGAGTTGACATCTAGATTTAAAAGATCCGATATGTCAAAAGCAGTGTGTTGTACCTGGTTAAGTTGCGGATATCCCGCGGTCTTGTATATCTGTGCTTGATCCCTGTCCACTCCCGCTTGGCTGTAGTCCAATCTAGAGAAAGTGTTGCTCGCGGTGTACTCAGCAGGTTTGCTGTATAATTGATCCATGGGCACAGCCAGTGATCTCGTGTATTCCTTGCTTTCCGCTGGATTGTCCTGGAGCTCGATGCTCAGTGGATCGGCGCTGACCGATTCCTCTGCCAGTGTGATCTGTATTTTCTCCTTTGAGTCAACATTACCAAATACACCAGTCCTTATCATCCATTCGGGATACATGTCCAGCTCTATGTCGGAGTTCTCGTACTTGGCCTTGAGCAGTTTGTCAATCGCGGCCTTTGTGCCTTTCTCCCTAATGTACCCTTGGTAGAACTTGTACTGTGACACATCATTGACAAACAGGTTTTCTAGGTAATCTCTACTCTGGTATCCAATCAACCTCTGTGCCAACTGTTGTTGTGACTCATCAAAGTTATTGGTCTCGAGATTGTAGAAATCATTGAACTGTGATATCTTGTAATCAAAGTTGGGTATCAACTGTGGCGCTGGTTTTTCAGATTTCAGTGTCCAATTCGTGAAATCAAACTCTTTGTCTGCGCTGTGATTCGCCTTGGCCACGTAGAACTTGCCTTGGTATTCCACAGAATCACCGATTCTGTATTCTGTGTTTGTCGTCCAGTATGTGACCTGTGCGGCGTCGAACACGAAGCCTGGAGCGTAGTAGTCACCGTTCCATCCCGCTGTCTTCCATCCAACGATTTTCAACCTCTGCTGTCTAAATCCTGTAAACGGTTCGTAAATTATGTCCGAGAACACCGTGCTGTTGTCGAATATCAGCACATGTTCCTTCTGCACAGTGTTAAGTGCGATGTTGTATAGTCCAACATCGGTAGATTTGAGGGTTAGATCAAAAGTCTTACCCACACGCTTGGTGCTGATTTCTCTGATATCTATCTTCCTACCACCCGCGTCCAGAAGGCTGTAATCGCCTGATAGGTTTCGCAATTTGCCAACTATGCTGTTGTTGGTGTCTAGCTCAAACCCATCGGCGGCCGGTGAAACCGTTATCGCGGATCCTGGTGACCATTCTTGAGTTGTCCAAAACAAAAACTCTCGCACTGCATTTTGCCAATTTAATGTTTCTTTAATTTCGTTTGAATATTTGTTAAATCTAAAACCTTGTTGCTCTAAATAGTATCCGTATCCGAACAGGAAGTCCACCACGTCCTGTATAGTGCTGAACACGTAGCCATAAGGTATGGTCTGTTCCGTTTCCTGGAAGGTGCTGTACTGTGACACCACCACTGAACCCTCCACTGATATGGTGTTAGCGGCAGTGGTCTTGTACGGATAATTGAACTTGAAGAAAGGTTTTGTCGTGGAATAGCCTAACACCTTGTAGCCACCAAACAGAGTCGAACCGTCCTCGCTAAAATCTGTGTTCTTCTCTATAAGCACACCTGAGTACTGGAAACTCTCTACCGGATTTGATGTCCTGAAAAGTATCTTGTAGTTNTCGTCCGGTATGAATTTTGACCCCGCNGTGGAACCAGGTGAAATAGAATCCGTTAACACCTTGATGTTTTCCTTGTCCGTAAATCCTCCTAACTTGTAGGCCAACTGCACATTCAAAGACTTCATCTTGTCGTAGTAGTACATGACTGGGTCTAGGTTCTTCGCCACCAGATGGTTAACTGTGTACACTTGATAACCCGCAGTCTGATACCTTGTGGTGACTCCTGTATCATTGTTTGTGAGTGTCTCGAGATGGTACTTGGCTGTAGAAAGTCTTTTCCTTACACCGGTGTCTGTGTATATCTGATTATCCGCCACGTTGGTCGACAACCTTGATACGTCAAAATAGTTGTTGAAGAACTTGGCTGGTTTAGTTATTGCCAGTGTCTTGACAACAGTGAATGGATATGACGATGATCGTCTCCAGGCCGTTTCTGCTGGTGCTTGATCGCCAAACTTCCAGGGCTGTCTCCTGCCTGGTATGTTGAAGTCGTCTATCAATCCCGCCGCTATGGGATCTAGTAGGTTACCCGAAGCGTCCACTGGTAGGTAGTTTGCTATGCCTGGCTTACCGTACCTGCCCGGCGCTGTGGCAACCGCGTTCCATAGGATGTCATTACCAGAAGTGTAAGGTGCTGGTCCGTANGTGTTATCCCACGTGCTTGGTTTCTCTGAATGGCCCAACATCTCCCATGGACGTGTGTGCGGTGCGTCCGTGTCGTAGAGGTACTTGTAGATCGCCCGCCAGTGTCCTGGTAGTTTGGCACCTGTTAGCCTACCTGTTGAATTAGCATAGTTGTAAGTGAATGGCGAGCCCTCAGAGAAGGAAGTGTTGTTGATGTATTGTACTTTGTTCCTGCCCGCCCAGACGTAGAAATCCGTGCCCATGATGTCGTTTATTTCAGTAAGTGTGTAATCTGTGGTTGTGAACGCGCTTGGCATCACATCCGATAGATCAAGCAATGAAGAGTCATACGTTACCTTGATGTTGTTGTAGATCCTCTTCTCCAACTCCAGTATCAGGTCATCACGCTCGTCTCCGTAGGCTTTTATAATAGATCCGTCATGACGCCTTATGACTGCTGTGCTTGTGGTGTAGGTGTCATCGGTAAAGTTTTCAGGTTTAAACTTTGGATACATGCCCAGTTTTGTCGGGCTAGGAGGCATGTAACTTCCGGTTGTGTCAGCATAATCTTTGATCACAATCCTGTCTCCCACTGCGAGTGCCTTAGATATGGTTATGCTGTCATCAACAGTGCTAAAAGTGTAATCCGTCCCTAATGTCAATTGTGTGTCATTGAGGTAAACATACACCGCCCTGTTACTCGGGGTAGTAATGCTGTGCTGTGAATCCAAAGCGTACTCGGTCTGTGACGAGCCCTGTACCGTATGAGTCCTGGTTGACACATTTTCGCCCCAACCCACCATGTCCTCGTAGTAGAACGGGAAGGTACTGTTCTTGCCTTGGTTGATGGCAGATATGATCTCGTCCACCCTGTCAGCGGCCACGCCCTCGTATGCTGTGCCAGTGGCCTGTGTAAGAAATGCGTTGTACCATTTCTCGTATTCTAGGTTCACATATTCCATGGCCGTAATCGCATTGGCCTCCTGGTCCACTAGATTGAATATCACTGGTACCAGCGGTGCCTCGTGCTGGTGTATGGTTCCACCTTGTAACCTCACATCTGGGTTGTCCCTAAGATTGGTGCTCCCTGGTATNGTGCCCGTGAGATCGGTGCTCTTGTCAAATATGTCGGTGACGTGTTTTAATATCTGTCCATAGGTGAATTCACCCGATGTCTGGTTGAGACTGTTTGTGCTAAGATTCTCAGGAACCTCGTATATTCCCTTACCAGCGACCTTGACGGCAATGCTGTATCCAGCCATCCTGATCTGGTCGTTGACTTTGAGTTCTTTGACGAATCTCACGTACCTGTTTGTCGTTCCGTTTACCAACGTGTAGTCTGTTGTAAGTGTTTGCCTTACTCCGTTAACCGTTACTGAAAGTTCAAGGTCTGTGAGTGAGGCGGAGTTGGCGTAGAAATCTATTGGAAACAATCTCTTTTCGGTTTCGTCTACGATGTGCGTCCTAATGACTCTCTGACGGCTCTCGTTGACACGCTTGATCCATGCGCTCTTGGAGTTGTGCGTGGTCCTGCCCGTGGTGTAGTGTAGNTGTCCTTCCGCCAGGCTCTTTGTCACTGTCTTGCCGTCTTGCTGGTACGTAAACGTACCTGACGTGTGATCTGACTCGAATACCATGTCTCCCACGTTGTTGATTGTGTTGTACTTGACCCTTATGCCCAGCACCGTGTCCACTGTGGCGGTGTCACTGATCGAATATTTCAACCCACTCGCTCCCGTGAATGATGAGTTGGGATAGGTTGTAGTGTCGGCGAAACTGGTGTGGTTGTTGTCGTACATGTTGAACAACGGCTGTTGATTCAACGCTGTCTTCTGTTGAGTGGTCTTCCATGTGGTAGAAGCGGCATCATAGTAGTAGGACTTGCCTTTGTTGTTAACACCATTCTTGACGAAAACTGTGTCTTTGTCCAGTGCCGTGCCGTTGGTGTCCTCGATCAAAGTCAACGACAGCACCGTTGAATCTCCAGCGTCAACGAAGTTGGCCACGTAGATCTTGCTCCTGACCAACGGATCGGTGTCCGCCGAAAATATTATCCTCATGCCGTCAGTTATAGCAGTCTCGTCACAGATGTATCCAAACTGTCCAGAAACTTGACTGAATGCGTCTCTGGTTGTGGTGTCGAAGAGATCCACAGGATTTTTGGCCACTGTGCCCGAGTTGTAAAGTGACAGTCCGGAATCGAATTCTATAATTGGTCTCTTGGCCCTGTCAGTCTCATCCAACACAGTGGCGGTGCCATTGACCTGTGCGGCCTTCTCGATCACGGACCTGTGAAACCATCTGTTGTACCTCGACCAGGCGTTGTGGTCCAGTGAGCTACGCTTGATGGTAATGTAGTCCTTGTCCACAGGCACACCGTCCGCGGCGTAGTTTTCTGGCGTTTGGAGCACAGCGGTGTCTGTGAGTGTTATGGCATCGCCCACACCCTCCACATAGTACTCCTTGCCGCGATACTCAGCAGGGACCTTGCTCGACGTGAACTTGATTTTCATGCCATTTGACAGATTGAGTGTTCTCAACTTGTAATTCTTGACGCCAATTATGTCATCTGCTGGTGTGATCTGCGATGTGGACGTGATCGTCCTCACGTGCAGTATTCCGTACATGCCGTCATGGTGACCACACTGATAATATAAAGTGTTAGGTGCACCATCTGGTACAACAAACGTCACTGTGCCTTGATCAGCACCGTTGTTGGTGACACCTGAAGTGTAGAGAACTGAACTTGATCCGTCTGCACCAACACCGTCCCTGCTGGGCTCGGTCATGATGTAGAAAGGATGGCCCTGCGCTTCCACATTAAACTTGTAAGTGTTGCCCCTCCAGATGGTCAATTCTGGATTTCTTTCATTCTCTAAATGCTCGAACGTGTATGCACTGCCCGATGATCCATCATCCGGTAGTGCTTCCACTGTGTACTCCGCTACTGCGCTGGGACCAACAGAATCTATCTCTATAGCACTGGGTCCATTAGACAGCCAATAGTATTCCCTATAGTTGACCAATTTGTCAAAGTCCACCGCTGGGTTCCAACTGTACACGGTCTGCTTGTTCAGCCTGTCGTGATTATTGACCTTGCCTCCCAGGTACCTAATCTGATTGATGTAGTCGTCGTATGTGCCCGTGAACTTGACTTGATCTTCTGGGTTAACTGAAGTTGTGTCTCTGTCTGTGTAAGTGACCGCTGGTTCTAACTGATATGCAAATCTGTCTCTGCTGGTGGCACCCAGGTACCTGTCTGTGACCTGTCTAGTGTAGGCATCCTGCCTTCCTATGAATCCGTCCAGTCTCTCTAGTTGTCCTTTCTGTACTAAGGGATCTAGTGTGCTGGCAAGGAATCTCTGGTTTGCGTCCGTCCTGTAGAACGCTGGCAAGTGCTGTACTGTACGTCTGTACTCGTTGTTGCCTTGCTTGACAACTTCATTGTTTGTTAAAGCGTTTATTGGATCGTCTGCCATTAGTATCCTGACCCACTACTGCCGGTGCTTGAACCGGAACCTGTTGTAGTAGAGCCTGATACCGCTGATCCTGTCGTGGTGTTGGTAGTGGCAGTTGATGTAGATGTCACGACTGTACCGGAAGCCTCGAGCTGGTTGGCTCCAAGCGCAGTTATAATTGTAACATCATCAACGGTGGCCCCACTAATGAAAATCTCGTCTGCCGCTGAGTTGATCTGGAACAAGGACCCAAAACCCTGTCCTGATCCGTTAGGCACTATGACTACTGTGAGTAGGTCTGGCGCCAATTGGTTGTGTACATATGCGGCCAATTCTGTGAAATAAAAAGTGTCTCCGAAATCCCAGTTGTCCAGTGCGAAGAATTCGTTTATAGCGGCTATCACCCTGGTCTTGATCACGGCGTCTGTCACATTGGTCTTAGTATTTTTAACCACTTTGAATGTGGCTTGTAGATTCTCATCAGCACCTGTACCAAATAATATCTTGTACTTGACCGGATGATACACTATCTGATCAGACAGTGACTTCAATGGATTCAAAACGCCTGAATAGTTTATGCGCAACTGATCCGATGTAGATGGTGTGGGTTTCACTCCTCCGTCCTGCAACCAGATCCTGAACAGGTTGTCATAGGTCCTCTCAAGCAAGTATATGTCGACTATGTTACTCACGCTTGGGTCTATTCTGGTCTCTTGTCCAGCATGATGTTTGTATTGGAAGTCAATAGAACTCCTACCTCGACTTGCTGTGTAGTCAGTGGTTGCAGTCAAAGTGGAAGTGGTTGCGCTGTATTTTTTTATAACATTTTCAGTATCAGCGTAGAAATAAAACAATTGACCATCAGTGTAGGTAGTGGTGATGAGATTGATGTCTGACTCATTTTCTGTCACAATGAAGTTTGATGCCGCGTAAGGTCTGTACCTGTCTATACTGTCATATGATATGTATTTCTCAAAGAACACGAACTTGCTGGATACCGACGTGTCTGGTTCCACAAAGATATCAAATAGTTCTGGATTGTCAACAACGCCGTCGTCGTCGCTGTCAAAGAAACCTACTTTGATCTTCCTGTTGTCTTGGAACCCGTCCGCCTCCGTCACGGTGTCTGTCACCTGCCATGTCAGTGGATAACCTATAGAGTTACCAGTAGACACTATAGAGTTGGTCTTCAGTATCTTGACCGTGTCTTTGACCACATTACCTGTGGTGTAGTCATAAATTCTTTCTTCAACATCGTAGTGGAACTTGTTCTGCGCCTCTGATTCAAAAATGTACTCAAGTTTCCTGTACGTTGCCGTGTAGGTGTTGCCATCATTGGTGAATCGGAACCACCAACTAGCGTCTAGATTGGTTCCTGCTGTACTACCCGTGTGGGCGAGACTGAACACAGTACTGGTGCTGAGGTTCGTGGTGGTTATCACCCTCCACTCCTCGTTGTCTACATCATATCTCAGTCCGAAATCCTCATATGCCTCTATCCTGTCTATGATGTCCGCTTCTAACACAGTTGAAAAACCGGTTGTGAAATTCGGGATCACCGCGTTCAAAACAGCACCATTTGGTATGATGTCATTAAGCGTGATAGGTCCCACTCCCGTTGAAAGATTGCCCTGTCCACTGTTGGAACCATCTCCCACGACGTCTGATATTTTGGCCCAACTCCTGTCTTCGGCGTTGTCTGTGCCTGACGTCACTAGTGTTCCATTCAAGAACTCCCTGGTGTCTGGTGATGTGAATTTTATCAATGCCCCTTCCTTGGCGTACTTTAAATTAGATGTTGCCGAATTTCCGATCGCCAGTGCGCCGCCCGATGTGAAGTATCCGGTGTTGGTATTTGTCGTAGTTGTTGAAGAATTCCATGTCGCTGTCAAAGATGCCAAACTCTTGACATCATACTTGTCATAGTAGAACTGTCTGGAGTATGCCTCTTTTAATTTTGTCTCGACCGATAGGTCTATCACAGACTGTATGTCACTCCTGTTGTTGAAAGTGAACGTGAAAGTTGGAGTTGTTTCCTCCCTGTAGAGCATGCCATCCTCCGCGAACACCGAAACATTTGAGTAGGCTCCTGTTGGATNCAGTATCTCTTTTGCCCTGCTTATGCCCGAAGCAGATCTGTTCACTGACCTAACTTTTACTATCTCTTGTGACGCCGAAAGCGGAACCACTTGGTAGTCTTCTGCTGTGATCATCCTGTTCTGCGAGTAGTATACCTGTCCGGCCTTCTCCCTAATGGAATCGTTAGATTCCGTTGCGGCCGAGTTGTATACCGATTGTTTTAAACTTACCGACATTGTCAACGTCTGTTGGGATCCATTGGAATCTAGGTATGGTACAGACAATGATATCCCTTGCATGTCTGAGGGTTGTATAGCGTATTTGGCGTTATCACTGGTTCTGTAGTATGTCCTGAAAGAACCTAGTGGCAAATTAGAAAAATTTCCATCCCCAAACACAAGATCTATAGCGTCATTATTTTTTGTGACAACATTGTATATGTTCCTTATGTCCTTGGATAAAGAATTNTAGATTGCGTTGTTGCCGGATAGAGACGGTACCTTGGTCCACTGTTCTGCTATCTGTCCAAATTGGTCAAGTTTGTACAACCAAACATCCGAGTTGTTGATGTTGGAATTATCAAAACTTTTTACATAATTTGTTATTGCAGTGTCCACTGTGAATTCTTGTCTCTCAAGGGTTCCTTGTTTGAATAACACAAAGAATCCCGTTTTGTTACTGCTGTCTCCGGAACCGTCGTTCCTGAATGTGTACGTTAGTCCAGTGCCGGGCACTGGTGAAGACTCATATATCGAATCTGAATCATTTATAGTGCTTGGAACTATTTCAAAACGTCTGGTAGTGCCTCCAATACTCTTGCTGAATGTGAATATGGGTAGGTCAAGTTGATTGGAACTTAAGGTGTAGACTTCTGTATCCACTCCTCCGATCTTATTCGATTCCCTAGGATTGCCGAATAGTTGTCCTGTCTGATTAGCCACATTCATTATTGCAATGAACTGTTCCCTATAGTTTGAATTGGCAGAATCATTCCAGATTATTGTCTGGTTGGCAAGGTTCGTACCTGAACTGTCATTGACGTTCTGTGTTGTAGATATAGAATCTACTTTTAGTAATCCTGTGGCAGGTAGGTTACGCTTGGCATTGTAGTTTATAAGCCTAGCTAGTCTTAGGACAGAATTTCTCCTCTCGGCTGTTTCCAAGAAATTCTCCCTTGCGTTGAGGTCAACCCTGAATGATAATGCCTGAGCTATGTAGGCTATGAGATCAATGAGGGCAACGTATTCCGAACTCTCAACGAAATCATTAAAATCATCTGGGTAATTCTCTTGGAGGTAGGCCACCATGGTCCTACGAAGTGTTTCAAAGTCGTAACTTTTGAAATCCGCCTGTTGGAAAGCCTGATAGATCTTACGCCAATCCTCGGCTACCAGTAATCTGTTCTGTCTGTCTGTTGTGGCCATTGTGTATACAACGGTATTTATATGCGAGGAAATATGCGCTTATTAAGATAGACGAAGAAGTGAGTTTTCGTCGAAATTGAACCTAAGTTTCTCGGTAATGTTCAGGGGCACATAGGTTATTGTGGCCTGTATGGCTATGCCCTTGTCTGCTTCTGTGACCAGTATTTCCTCTGTGGATATCCGTGGATCAGCGTTAAGATTTGCGGTCACATCTTCAACTATCGTTGCCTTAAGTGCTTCTGTGAAAGGCTCGAATATTGCATCATAAATGATCGTGCCAAATTCCGGATTCTCTACACGTTCACCTTTCCTTACGGAAAGCCTATTAATAAGGTCCTGCTTGGCCACCTCGAAATCATACAGTTTGAAGTTCTGCTTGTCCTCACGTGAGCTGAAACCTTTGAAGGTAACTGATTTGTTAGTCAATCCACCTCCGGATCCGCCTCCACTGCTACCACCACCGCTTCCGTATGCCATTAATGTAACCTCCTAAATTCAACATCCACCTTTGTGTAATCAACAGCATAATATCCAGTGTCTGTCATGTGCCTTGCCCAAGGTACTTCTTGTGCCATAACTCCTATGTACCTACCAGGCAACTGCTTGTATTTAAACGAATAAATGTTGATGCCCGAGGGCGACTTGCCAACTAATCTTATATCTTGCTTCAATCTGTGGTCACTGAATTTGAATCCACTGAAAAAGGTCTTGACCGCGCCACCTATGGCACCTATCTTACTGGATAGATTCACTCCCACGTTCTGTAGGAAGCTCTGTCCCATTCTGGAAGCGTCCCTGGCGTTGAACAGTCCCGCCTTGCTGGCCAGACTCTTGACCTGATTCATGCCCACTATCTTGCCCCCAACAACACTCGAATACGTCTGAGTTATACTGCTTAGGTTGGATATGCTTGGCACTATGTTGCCCGCTGAAAGATTCTTTGTGAGACCTTGAACAGAGTTCAAGGCGTTGTTGGCCAAATTTATGTTTTCTGAAATTCCAGATAGAGTATTGTTGCCATATACGTTTCCGCTTGTGCCGAATTCATCCAAAACGTTTGTCGATTTATTGTTGCCCAGTGTGAATAATTTTCCAGCCGCATTGACGAAAACGTTGTCCTTGAACAGTTCCGTGCTCTTGCCCGTGAACGACTCCACCACCTGTGACGTTAGACTCGATGTCAGATTCTTAACATCTGTGTTGAATTCAAATCCTTTGATCTTCTCTGATATGCTGTCCTTGATGTCAAAAGGTAAATCAACCTTGCCTGNGATNCCGTAGATGTCGTTGTACTTGGTCCCAAAATCGGTCAGTAGTCGTTTGGCCTTGGTGGCATCGGTGCTTGACCCCATCTTCTGTTTCACATATTCTAACGCGTCCGCTTGATACTGCGCATCTCTGATGGCACTGTTTGTGCTGAACCTATTTTGATCNTTTAAGAATTCTGCTGTGCCAGGCGTGTTTTTTAATTGACTATGTCTTTTCTTGTCGTCACTGTCGATAGGAATTATGCCGTCGCTACCTATCACACTTGCTCTGAACATTGGTTCATGCGTCACAAATCTATGCACGGTGGTTTTTGTTTTCCTAGTGAAACTCTCCAGAGGTTTGATTCCCTTCTGCGCCAGCTCAACATCTCCCTCGTCCCTGATCTGTATGCCAGCCTTTTCCGGTGTGAGCCAATTTGGCCCCCACGTTGGGCTCGCGCTGGTGGAGTTGAAGTGGACCTGTGATCCCGCTAGGTGAATCTGTCCTCCAGCACCGTGCAACTGTGTGCCACTCGTGAATGATGATATGCCGTCCCTGGCGTAGTCCCTNANNGATCCTGCCTGCGAACTGTTCAGTATACCTTTCTCTCCGAGGTTCAATAGAAGGTCAGCGGAATGTATCATTTCCTTGGCAGAACTGAATCTCACCTGTCCGTTGGCGTGCATGTTGATGTTTGAATCTGAGTGTAGGTTGAAGTCTCCCTCCGTCCTCATGTTGATGCCACCAATGCCGGAATAGATGTCTATCCTGCCATTGCTCTGCATCTCGATGTAGGCATTTCCAGAACCATTGCCTATGTAAACCACGCCCTCGGTGTCGTGCATCAACAGTTGATGTCCGCTTGCCGTCCTCAACCTCGTGAGTTGGTTTGTGCCATCTGTGGCACCGTCGTCCATGACGAAAGTGTGTCCTGATGTCCTCGTGACATAGTCCGTGGCCTCGGAGTCCTTGGCTCCAACCTTCTGCTTCGGTGTGCCTGTGTCCTTGCGACCCGGTGTGGATATCCCAAAGACCTGGCTGGGAGTTTCCCTCCTGGCCGATGACGTGGTCGTACCCCTGATCGGATCTGCTATCAATCCCTGTTTCAGCAACACATCAGCGAAGGGGTGTATTGGTTTGGGTGTTGACTCGTAGTTGCCGTTGACCAGTGCGCCCGGAGTGTTCCTGTTGAGTTCTCCTGCCGGCACCGTCTTGGTTCCATATTCCTTTTGCTTGTCGATGACTGTCTGTTGTGTGCCTGGTGGTCCTTCCTGTTCGCCTGTGGTCTTGTCCCAGGTGTTGGCGCTGGCCGCTATGCCCGGTGTCATGTGATTGGTGTATGGGTCCTGCACACAGCCTATCCAGTATGCCTGGTCCATCTTGCCCTCGGCGAATATCACTAAAACATTCGTGTCTAGGTCAGGTGGCACGGCCCAGAAACCATACGAATGCTGTGAGTCCGTGTAGTCCCTCGACGCACCGTTGGCGTACTGTTCTCCCTTGGCACCATAGAACGGTGACAGGTAATCACAGGTTATCAACTGTTTTTCAGTTGGATTGTCTGTCTTAACTAGGCTGGGTATGAACACCTTGAGGCGTCCCATCCTTGCGGGATCCTTGTTGCCTTTCACTATGCCCAGGTACGGTCCTGGGTTGGTTGACGTCCATTCCTGGTTGAAGTTACTGCCCGACGGTTTGGATGTCGATGCGTGTCCCTTTAAGTAATCACTCTGTGCCATTAACTAAAAAATCCTTTTATTTTTGAAATCAAATCGGTAAACTTTCTTCCTATGTTACTTACATCCTTGTACACTCCCTGCAGTTCGGTAACGAGTGTCTGTGCCTCACTTGATGTTTTTACTTCGGATGTGGTGCCGTCTTTTGATACTACGACTGACGTGGGCACGGGGTTCGATATAGTCACTCCTTGATTGTTAAATCTTGTCATCTGTAGCACGTTGGTGTATTTGCCGTCCGTGAAATTATGTTCTACCATGATTACTCTGTACAGACCGCTGAACTCCGCCGATTGATCGCTCTGTAGGTCATACACTCCAGTTCTGTCGTTGAGGTCTGTGGGCATCCTGAAGTTCAATAGAACAATAGGTTCCGCCACGTCTGAATTGTAACAACGCAACTGATCATTCCATATACTGTTTCTTGCATTCTGCCAATAGTCCATGTCTTTATCCGTGTGTATTCTCTTCGTTCCAGAAAACTGAGGATTCGCTGGTATGAACTGACTTTGTCCCAAGTATGCGGGATCACCAAGTATCTCCATTCTGATGTTGACCATGTCAGCCAGTGGGTGTGTGAGTGTGTCCAAGAACGCATCCAATTCTGTGGGCGTGCCTCCTGTCTTGCCTGTGCCCGGGCTGGAAAAATTCGTTGTTTCGGTTTTAAGCAGTAAATTGCCATCGCCAAAATGATCTATGGCCGTTGTTCCTCCCGTGGGCTGACCCCGGACATTCTCTACTGTGTTCTTTCTGGTGTTGGTTGCCTGCACATCTTTCAATCGCCCTTGGAAGTATGCAACTCTATAGTTTATGTTAAGGTCCAGAACATCCACGTTATCTCCCGTGAATATGTAGTTATAGGACTTAAACACGAAGTTCTTAAAGTTCTTTCCTGTGCTAATGCCCGGTAATGCAAGTGAGTATGCGTGTATCTTGTAAGGCTCTACGGTAAACTTTATTATTTTAGGATTCGTGGCACGTTTCAAATCAAAATCTTCGTCATTGGGTATGACACTGGATTTTATCCTGAAGTATTTGAAATAAAAATTTTCCGCCTGTTCCAACACCGCCTGTGCGCCACCCTTGAATTGTGCTTGACCCAACTCCCTAGATGCTTTCTGCCTAAAATCTTTGAGTTTGTTTTCTGTGAAGTCAGGATGGCCCTTCATAATCTCTTCCAGTATCTTGACGATGTTATTGCCGCTGTTGACCTTCATGTATTCCACCGGTACGTCTCCCGTGTCCACTGCATTACCTGTCTGCCGATTTTGTGCGAACATTCCGGTTTGGTCCAGATTGCCCGTGGAAAAAGGTTTCTCAGGATTTAGATCTTCGTGTATGGAAATCTGATATCTATCCGGTATGCCAATTTTGCCTGCTGTTCGATCATCCTCTGCCCCTTGGTTCAATAGGTCCTCTAGCGCCTTAAGAACATCCACCACAGTCTTGCCTTGTGGGTATAGACTGCCCGAAGTTTTCAACTCTGTGTACGTATTGACGAACGCAAATTCGTTGTATGGGATTGCCTTTACTGTGTATATGGTGCCTCCCTGGTTGACGTCCATCTGCATGTCTATAATCTTGATAGGTATTACACGCTTAGTGGCGCCCTTACCGAACTCATTTATAACACGCGACTGCTCATCAAATCCACGGAACTCCACTGTGAGCAGGTAGGGTGCGTCCAAGTGATCCAGATAATTATTGTTTATTGCCGCTCCTCGTATCCTCTCAAGGAGTGTGATGCCGTAGGGCTCAACTATCTCCATGGTTATGTCAGTGACTGAAGTAAGCCTACGTTTTTCATTCAAGCCAGGAACGGAATTCATGGTAACGCTCTTGATGTACATATCTCTGTTCATACCCAGCACATTTCTGCTTTTGTCAACGGCGCCTTTCAATCGTTCATTGCCGTCAATAATTTTTTTGTTTTCAACATTTATATCGGCCCTGTCTTGATTCTCAGTTGCACCTATGCCCCCGCTCCTAGCAATAATNTCGTGTGGTTTGCTGTTAAGCAGAGTTTGGATGTTCTCAAGATCCTTCTTACCCAGACCACTAAGTGTGAATAGAGTATTGTAGGAGGCGAACTCGAACAACATATTCGGATCCGATATGTTGGTTACGTATGTCTCATTAGTTTTGTTTATGGTGGATTTGTTGGGGTTGACATCGTCTGCTGTTGCATACTGCGTCTGTTGTGCAGATTTGTTAAAATGATGTGGCATGATCTAAATTCCTAGATCTTTAAGCAGGTTATCTTTCTTAGGCAACTGTACAGTCACTCCTGGTTTGAAATCATATATGGGATCTTCTATCTGATCCGGATTACGTTGAGCGAACACCCACCACAACCTAGGAGTTCCATAAAGGTCATAGGCCAACAGGTCAGGCCTGTAAGCATAAGTTCGTTCGATGGTGTAGGATTGATCATCCAGCTCAGCAGTGATTGTTCTAGGATTGANAATATCCAAATAGTCGGCTATCTCCCTTGTTTCGAAGTAAGGTGATGTGTTTGAATACTTGGCCATTAGATGAATCCTATCTCGTTACTTCCCTTGCCGTTCAACTCACCGCGCACGAATTTCTTCATTGAGAAGTTCTTGACCGAATCCCTCGAGTAGATAGGTGTGACCAGAACAGATATGTTGGACAGGGTCGGAGCCCAAGACTGTGAATCGCCCTCCGCGTTCATGAAGAAGCCGGCGTCGGCGCCCTGCAACTGCTTGTACGGTGTGTTGGTCTGCTTCGTGGATATGTAATCAATACCCGGTCGCAGTTCAAGGTTGAATGAGTTAATCACCACAGGTACCCTGTTGAACATGTGATCACCGTAACCGAACAAGTGCATGATAGGTGGTGGATTGCCTTTGAGTCCATCACCGTCATCGTTGCCGAAGAACATCTTGGTCGCAGTACGTAAAAAATTAACAGTGGCCACCCAGTGCTTGGCGTCCTCGCTGTTCTGAACTGGAAACTCTCCTATGATGTTCATCTGGTCCACCTGTGAATTCTGGTAAGCATAGTGTGGATAGTTGCTGTGTACCTGATCCATGGTATTATAATTCGCTGAGTACTGTATCACTACCGCCGGTGTCAATGGCCAGAAAATGCCTCGCGAGTCTGCCAGTGGTGCCAACAGAGGATTTTTGTCGAAATCAAAAAATTTCTGTAGAGGTGACGCATCTGGCACCTGTAGTCTCACCCGCCAGTCGGTCTTGTCATTCCTGCCGGACCATTTGGCACGTGCCTGCACCAGTCTGGAGTCCGTGGAAATACCGGCACCCATCAGTCTTGATAGGGTACGATTTATGGCTCCGCCCGCCACTTTCTTTACTGCTTGTCCTATTGCTCTGAGTACCATTTCGGTTGCTTTTCCTTGTAAAATTTCGTATACTTTAACTGTATTTATAGGCATAATTTTAGGCGCACTTAATAACTCTAGCGGCACGATTCAACCGACCTGTTTGTGGTCATTCTACATTATATTAAAGAGAAGGAATTTATGAAGAGAGTCAAATACCTAAACAACCGAGATCTGCTGGCACAGATACACGCCAGCAAGAACACCTATTGCTCGCACATCAGTCCCATGGACTCACAGTATGACCTTATTGTTCCTGCTTTGAAGAAAGTCAATGTGCGATCCATAGCGGAGGCCAAGAAGAACAAGGCCAAGCGTCTCACACAGGAAGCATGGGAACAGGCCAAGGCCGCGGGCATGAAGAAGATCAAACTGGCAGACTACACTGTATCACCAAGGAAGATCGACAAGACGGACCTAGTGTTCCGTGTGATGACGTTTGATCACATTCCAATGGACGACACACGTAAGAAGAATCCCAAGCAGACCGCGGACCACCACGCCAAGGTGAACTTCCCACCATTCCAGCACTACCGNTTGGACAAAAAGGGCAAGTTAGTATGTGTGGGCAAATCACACTGGGTTGGTGGCATGAGCAACGGACACTTCTCCGCGGACCATGGCAAGATGACCAACCAACTGGCCATGATGTACATGAAACTGTGTGAAAGATATGGTACAAGAGCGAATTGGAGAGGTTATACATACAACGACGAAATGCAATCACAAGCACTTATGCAACTGTCACAGATAGGATTGCAATTCGATGAATCCAAGTCCGACAACCCTTTCGCCTACTACACGGCCGCTATTACAAATTCATTCACTAGGATCTTGAACATTGAAAAGAAGAATCAAGCAATCAGGGATGACCTGCTGGAGTTCAATGGCATGATGCCGAGCTTCACTAGACAGAACGAGAACGAGACCTCGGGTCCTTCTTACAAGAAGAGAATGAAGGCCGCACACGGCGAGGCAAAGATTGTGAACAAGACAGGAATAAAAAAACTGAACAAGGTGCTGAAGAAAAAGGGCACACTGGACTCAGAGGATTTTGAGGAAGTAAATTACAAGAAGGTGGACATGACAAAACACAAACCCATAGTTAAGAAGAAATGGTAAACAATGGCATTCTTTAACAAGGTAGCCTGTTTCACTGACATACACTTTGGAATGAAAGGCAACAGCCGTATACACAATGACGACTGCGAAGCATTCATTTATTGGTTCATAGAGCAGGCCAAAGCACACGGATGTGAGACTTGCATATTCCTGGGGGACTGGCATCACCATAGAGCAAGTACAAACGTGTCTACAATGAACTACACAGTTTCTAACATGGAACGTTTGGGCAAGGCGTTTGAAAAAGTTTATGTACTAATGGGCAATCATGATTTATTTTACAGAGAAAAGAGAGAAATAAATTCTATGGAGTTCATTAGAAATATTCCAAATATACATCTCGTAAATGAGTGGATAGTAGAAGACGATGTTGCACTTATTCCATGGATAGTGGGAGACGAATGGAAAAAAATACAGAAAATGAAACAACAATATGTGTTTGGGCATTTTGAATTGCCTTACTTTAAGATGAATGCAATGGTAGAAATGCCAGACGTAGGCGGCATACAGACAGACCACTTTGCAGGTTGTGGACAGGTGTTCTCGGGACATTTCCACAAAAGGCAGGTAATGAAAAACGTAACCTACATGGGAAACGCTTTTCCGCACAACTACGCTGATGCATGGGATGACGACAGAGGCATGATGATTATAGAGATGGGTGGCAAACCAAAGTATATCAATTGGCCGGACATGCCAAGATACATTACAATAAAAGTATCACAGTTGTTAGAAGATCCTGAAAAATACCTTAAACCAAATATGTATGTCAGGGTGACTTTAGACATAAAAATATCATACGAAGAAGCAAATTTTGTAAGAGAGACTTTCATAGACAAATACCAATTGAGAGAACTGCAACTGATTCCAGAACAGATAGACAA